GCAGTTAAACCATTAGCAGCCGTTGTTGTAACAGAATTAAATCCTGCACCAGCAATATCTGAATTCGATTTTGCAATGTTGTTGCTCATTGAAGTGAATGTTGCGTTTGTGCTTTGAGCAATTGCGGCTTGATTATTGCTTTGGGTGATTGCAACTTGACGATTAGCATTTATACCATAAACTTGTGTTAAACTTGGTAATAAAACACTAGTCCATTGTAAAGCAGTGTCAGCAAAACTTCTTGGTGCAGCTACTTGAATGTTATGTGAATTATTGTTATTATTACCACCACCCATGTGTAGACTCATGACTGCTGCCACTTTTGCAGCGCTGTCGCCTGATTTAGCAATCTCAGCAATTGCGGCATATTTGGCAGCATCTACTTTGGCATTTGCTTGTGCAATACTTTGTTGTGATGCAACATACATACCATAATCTGTGGATGCACATCCAGCAAACACTAGACATGTGGAAACAATAGCTAACAATGATTTACGCATTTCATTCTCCTTAGATATTTTATACATTGATATTTTTAATTATTTAGTATTTTTTGTTATAATAGATCTGTAATACGGACATATATAATAAATATTCCCTGATAGCTCAGAGGTAGAGCGCCGGACTGTTAATCCGTCGGTCCCTGGTTCGATCCCAGGTCGGGGAGCCCATATTGAAGCATATTTGCCTTCGCGGTCGGTTGTAAGGTCTTATACTGTTCTAGACGGTGAGATATGATAAACAGTATGCTTCAATATGGTAGATAGCACTGGTGTGCGGCGGAGATTAGAATTAATATAAATACATACAAGGAGATAACTTTGTATGAAAAAAATAACTAAAAAAACATGTCCAAAATGTAGTATTGAGATATCTTCATCTAATTATACACGACACATCGATGCGTGTAATGGTGAAGGAACTTTCGCTCAAAAAGAAATATTACGAAAACAAAAATTTTCTGAAATAAAAGAATTTGTTTGTGAACATTGCTCAAAAGTATTTAATACTCTTTCTGGTCGAAATGGTCATGTGGCAAGAAGCCATACACATAATAAAGCAAAAGAGTATGGATTATTAGGTCTTTTAAAACAAAAACAAATGAGAGAATCCGGCCACATTTTTAAAGGAACTCCTCATACAGTAGAATTTAAGGAGAAACAATCACAAAGAATGATTGAGCGCTTAAAAAATAAGCCTTTTTGGTCAAAAAGAGAGAATTATAAAGGTGTGTTATTAGATTCGTCTTATGAGTTGATTGTTGCAAGAAGTTTAGATGAGAATGATGTAAAATGGAGAAGACCATCAAAAGGATTGAAATGGTTTGATGGCAAACAAAACAGACATTATTTACCAGACTTTTATTTAATAGAATATGATGTATATCTAGATCCAAAAAATGATTTTTTAATCAAAAAAGATAGGATAAAAATAGACTTGACAATACAACAAAACAATGTTAAAATTCTTGTGTTGGATAAAAATAATTTAACATGGGATAAAATTAAAACCCTTCTGTAGTTTAGCGGTAAAACACCCGGTTTATACCCGGCATCAGTCCCCAGATTAGGGAGCGTCGGTGGTTCGAATCCACCCGGAAGGACCAATCATATATACGATTAAAACAATTCCATCTTAGCTCAGTTGGTCAGAGCAATCGCCTTGTAAGCGATAGGTCAAGCGTTCGAATCGCTTAGATGGAACCAATTAAAGGCCTAAATGTTTCATAAAAAAATAAACTTAGAAAAAGTAAAAGAATATATTGAATCATGTGGACCAGATACAAAAGTTTATTTAGGTTGTGATTCAGAAAGAGTCAATGTTAAAGGTGTATGGCATGCAGATTATGTCATAGCAATCGTAATTCATATAAATGGCCAAAATGGTTGTAAAATCTTTGGTCAAATTACAAGAGAAATTGACTACGATAAAGTTAATAAAAAACCAAGAATGAGACTTATGAATGAAGTCTATAAAGTTTCAGAAATGTATTTACAATTAGCAGAAATTATTGAAAATGATATCGAAGTTCATCTTGACATTAATCCTGATGAGATGTATAATTCGAATATCGTGATCAATGAAGCGATTGGTTATGTGAAAGGAATGTGTAACGTAGTTCCTTTAGTTAAGCCTAAAGCATTTGCTGCATCTTGTGCAGCAGATAAACTTAAAAGTATGTTCGGTTAATGCGGAATTAGTTTAATGGTAAAACGGCAGTCTTCCAAACTTCAGTCATCGGTTCGATTCCGATATTCCGCTCCACTTTTTTATTAGGAGTTTTTTTATGAAATATGAATGTCAGGTGTGTAGTCATATACACGATGAAGAAGTTGATGGTAAATTTGAAGATTTGCCAATGTTTTATCTTTGTCCTAGTTGCGGTTGTCATAAAGACGAATACGTTCTACTAGAGGAATAATAAAAAACGCGGTAGTGGTGGAACGGTATACACAGCAGACTTAAAATCTGCCGCCGCAAGGCTTGAGGGTTCGAATCCCTCCTTCCGCACCAGTCACGGGCCTATAGCTCAGTTGGTCAGAGCAGTGAACTCATAATTCATTGGTCACAGGTTCAAGTCCTGTTGGGCCCACCAATTTTTTTTATAAGGAAATAAAAATGAATATGCTTATTTTAAAACTTCAAACAGGTGAAGATGTTCTGAGCGAAATTGAATCTGAGTCTGAAACTGAATATGTTTTGATTAATCCAGTGATCATTGCTGTTATGCCAGTTAATAACGGTAAACCTAACGTAGAGTTTCTAACATTTCCTTTACACAGCGAAGCACAAAAAGGTAAAACAATTTGCCTTCCAAAGAAAGCTGTGATATACTCTTATGTACCAGGTGAACGATACGTTGAAAATTACAACAAAATCTTCTCAGAAATTATCATTCCAGAGAAACAAGAACTTATCATTGATTGATGTCTAATTTCTATACCAATGTGCAGAGCTTCGGTAATAATATTCTTTATCGAGGCGTTGTTAATGGTAAAAGAGTGAAGGAGAAAGTTAATTATTCTCCTTCCCTTTTTATACCAAACAAAAAAGGTCAATATCGTACTCTAGATGGTTCGCCACTAGAGAAAAAGTCGTTTGAAGATTTAAAATGTGCTAGAGATTACATTAAGCAATTTCAAGATGTATCTGGTGCACCAAAAATCTATGGTAATACTAGATATGAATATGCATTTATTGCAGATCAACATCAAGGAATGATTGATTGGGATTTAGATAAAATTGTCATTGCGGTAATTGATATTGAGGTTGGATCAGAGAATGGTTTTCCGGATCCTTATGATGCAATCGAACCAATTACTGCAATTACAATCTCATATCTTAACGGTAATACCCGTGTGTATGGTTGCGGCGATTATAATAATTATGATGATAATGTTACATACTTTCAATGCAAAGATGAGTGGACACTATGTAAAAAATTTCTAGAAGACTGGAAAGATAAATGTCCTGATATTATTACTGGTTGGAATATTAAATTCTTTGATATTCCATATCTCGTAAATCGTTTCGAAAAAATACTAGGTGAAGGTGAATCAAGAAAGTTGTCGCCATGGTTCCATATTTCTGAAAGAAAGTTGATGATTATGAATCGGCAACAGATTGCATATGAAATGATGGGTATTGCAACACTTGATTACATCGAATTGTATAGATGGTATGCTCCAGGTGGTAAGTCACAAGAATCATACAAACTGAATAGTATTGCTAACGTCGAGTTGGGAGAAAGCAAATTATCATTTGATGAATTCGATAATCTACATCAACTATACAAATTAAACTATCAAAAGTTTATTGAGTACAATATCAAAGACGTTGATCTTATCATTAAATTGGAAGATAAGTTGAAGTTGCTTGAACTGGCAATTACTCTTGCATATGATACAAAATCTAATTTTGAAGATGTTTTCACACAAACTAGAATGTGGGATTCTCTAACGTATTCATATTTGTTAGAGAGAAATATTATTGTTCCTCCTCGCGTGATTCAAGAAAAAGATTCTGCATTTGAAGGTGCTTATGTCAAAGAGGTGCAAGTCGGTAAACACGATTGGGTTGCATCATTTGACTTGAATTCGCTGTATCCGCATTTGATGATGCAGTATTCGATTTCTCCAGAATGTTTGATTGATCCTAAAGATTATACGCCAGAGATGCGAGAAGTTATTTCTTCTGGTGTTTCTGTTGAAAAACTCTTAAAGAAAGAAGTTGATACATCAAAACTAAAAAATGTTACTTTGACACCAAATGGTCAATTCTTCCGTACAGATATTAAAGGGTTCTTACCTGCAATGATGGAAGAAATGTATGAAGATCGTAAAAAGTTTAAAAAGCTAATGCTTAAAGCAAAACAAGAATACGAAGATGAAAAAGACAAAAGTAAGCTATATGAGATTGAAAAGCGAATCGCACGATATAACAATCTACAACTTGCAAAAAAAGTATCTCTAAATTCAGCTTATGGTGCTCTTGGATCACAATATTTTCGTTTCTATGACTTGCGTATGGCACTTGCTGTTACGCTCGCTGGCCAGCTCTCCATTCGCTGGATAGAAGCAAAGATAAATGAGTACATGAACAAGTTGCTGAAAACTGATTCTGACTATGTTATTGCATCGGATACAGATTCAATTTATTTGAAACTTGGCGATCTTGTTAATAAAGTTTATGGTGATAAATGCGATGATAAGCATAAAGTAATTGAATTTATGGATCGTGTTTGTGAAGACAAACTTCAACCATATATTGATAAATCATATCAAGAATTGGCAGATTATGTTCATGCTTATGATCAGAAAATGCAAATGAAGCGCGAAGCACTTGCTGATAAAGGTATTTGGACTGCTAAAAAGCGTTACATTTTAAATGTATACAACAATGAAGGTATCGCGTATAATGAACCTCAGATGAAAGTCATGGGTCTCGAAATGGTTAAATCTTCAACACCGTCTGCAATTCGAGAAAAAATGGCTGAAGCAATTAAGATTATGATGAGTGGAACAGAAGATGATATACATGAGTTTATCAAAAAGTTCAAACTGTCTTTTAAGAATTTACCTGTTGAAGAGATTTCTTTTCCTCGTGGTATTAATGGTCTAACAAAGTATTCAGATTCTGCAACATTATACAAACTAGGAACTCCAATTCACGTTAAGGGTGCAATACTATATAATCATAATCTTAAAGAAAAAAACTTGACCAAAAAATATCCTCTTATTCAAGAAGGTGAGAAGATCAAGTTTGCATACTTGAAGATGCCTAATCATTTTAAAAATACTGTGATTTCTTTTCCTGGTAGATTGCCAAAAGAATTTAATTTGAATGATTATATTGATTATGATATGCAATTCGACAAAGCGTTTATTGAACCATTGTCTGTAATTCTTGATTGCATGAAATGGAAAAGTGAAAAGCAAAGTACGCTTAATGATTTTTTTAATTGAGGATATTTATGAGTATTTTAGATAAAATTAAAAAGAATAGTTCAATTAAAGATTCTGCTATTCTTTCTAAGTCGAAGTTTTTTACAAACAAAGACATGATTCCAACACCTGTGCCTATTATTAATGTGGCATTGTCTGGTAGTTTTGATGGTGGTTTATCACCTGGTCTCACTATGTGGGCAGGTCCATCAAAACATTTTAAAACGGCATTCTCACTTTTAATGGCAAAATCTTATTTGGACAAATATGAAGATGCAGCATTACTTTTTTACGATTCTGAATTTGGTACGCCACAATCTTATTTCGATTCTTTCGGTATCGATACTGATCGAGTTTTGCATACTCCTCTTACTGATATTGAACAACTGAAAACGGATGTAATGAAACAGTTATCGGAAGTTGATCGTGGTGAACATTTAATTATCGTAATAGATTCAATTGGAAATCTTGCATCTAAAAAAGAAGTTGAAGATGCACTGGATGGCAAATCTGTTGCTGATATGACGAGAGCAAAACAAATTAAATCATTGTTTAGAATGATTACACCACACT